GACAGTGTAACTTGAACGATGGCTTCTGTATTGTGTATCATAATATAAGTTTTACTTATTATCATCAATAACCATACCAGAACTTAATCTTTTTTTCAATTTTTTTAAATCTTTTATGATTTTATCATAATCAATTTCAGATGAAAACTCGCCACACTGCGGCGAGTTTAATTGTTTATCAATTATCTTCTTAATCAATTTTCCAATAGTTTCATCCATACCATTCACATTAAAATGTGCAGATAATGTGGTCTCCAAACTCATCATCATCATAGTCAAAAATCGTCTCGTTCATATCTTTTCGGGGGTTAAACTTATAAATATATCTGACCACATATTTATAATTAAAATAAACAAAAAAAAATTTAATTATGTCTTACACAAGAGAACAGATTGAATCAGCACTTAAATCAAAAGGATATAAGTGGTTTAACGATGACGCAAATAAATCTTACGATGTTAATATTGTTGGTGTTAGAAACAACGCACCATCAGTTGCTAAAAAGGTAACTAACGTATTTGATGACCATATCACAATTTCATTTAAAGATGAGAAAGGTGTTTGGCAATTCTTTTGTTGGAACGCAACTACTGACCCAGGTAAAAAAGGTGTTCAACAATTTCATAATAAAAAAGGAGTTGCAAGATTAGTACCTAATCAATATCGTACAACTTGGTCGGTTGATAAACATCAAGGAAAGTATGACGCTCTTTGTCAAAGATTAAACATGGTTGAGGTTTGGAGAGATGCTAACAAAGATTTAATTTTTGAAGAAACTTTAAAGGATAAAGGTATGTTCGGTATTAACATCCACAAAGCTGGCACTGATTCAACTTGGGTTGAAAATTGGTCTGAAGGATGTCAGGTATTCAAAAGAGTTAAAGACTTTGATGTCTTTATGTCTATCTGTAAAAAAGCTGCTAAAATTCACGGTAACAAATTCAGTTACACATTATTAGAATCAACAGATATCAAATAACTAAAAACCCCCAATTAAGGGGGTTTTTTATATGTTTATAAATTCCGTTACAACATAACAAGCTTGCCACTCACCATCCATTACCAATGGATAATTTTCAAAGACATCATCCATTTCAAGATAGTTTAATTCGTGTTCGTCATAAGAACCATTAAATGACTCACTATAAGACCAAGGTAGTTCATCCTTAATATTTAACTTCCCAACAATCTCATTATCATTTTTTTTAACCTGATACATATCAATTGGTTCAACGTAATTGATTATTTGTATAAAGTCACCTTCAATATCAACACCCCATCTTTTTGGTTTTATATGGACTAAATCATAAACTTTTTCACCGGTCTCAGAATCGGTATAAAACCCTGATTTTAATTCTTTAGTCTTTTTTAATGTGTTAGTAATTTCAGTTTTTAAATTATCACCACTACCAATATGAATTTCTTTAGCATCAAGAATCATAACATTTTCTGTCATACCAAATGTCCCTAAACTAAACAACCTATTGAATTTTTCAATTTGGTCCAATAATAGTTGTTCTAATGTTATTTTAGTGTATGATAAATCATTATTGTTTATGATATTGAAAACTAAAACTTCATTAACCGCATTAGCCTCCTTCGCAGATAATATACGTATTAATTCAAAGTTAATACCGTGAATATTTTTTCTCTTATTTACTTTATTGAAAATCTGTATGTATTGTTCGTTTTCCATATCTATAAATATATTATCCTTCAAATATAATAATTTTAATCAATAAAAAACCCCACCTTTAAAAAAAGATGGGGGAGATATAATCTTATTGTGTCGAAAAACAAATACCAGGTTAGACGAGTTTTAAAGTTTAATGGTTGAACTTTGAATATTTTTGATAGTTGAACTTTGAGTCGGCATCACATTCATAAACATCGAACATCACTGAAGAACTTATAGTAATATATTTGTTAGTCAACAACAAGTCCGATTATATTGATGTCGTCGCGTTGTGAGTATCCAACTCTTCTTGCAATCTCTCAATTTCTTCTTCAATTGATTTAACTCTCACGTCTCTCTCAACAATTGATAGTTCCGCAGTCTTGATTGATGGTTCCGCTCTTGAGTATCTATCTGATACTTTACCTTCACTACAATCAATTTGGTTAAGTTTCTTAGCCAAAGATTTCAATTCAGACAATCTAAAGATTTTGTCATAAACTCCAATGTTCGCTCTATGGATTTTTGTTTTAAGGTCAATCAAACCTTCTTCCAATGTCATTATGTTAGACAAAGCATCAACTGTTGAGTAAGGTCTAACATTTCCTTCATCAATTGAGTTGTATGAGTATACTTTTTTAAACTCATCCTCGATTGCTTTAATCAATCTATTTTTTTCTTTTAACGCTTGTTTGATTGTCATAATACTTTCATTTAATTTACTTTATAATCATACTGATTTTATTTTAAGGTGTCAATAGATATTCTCGTAATTTTTTAATTCTTTCTTCAAATATATCCAAGAATAATTCACGAATCTCGTATATGATTAAATCATCTTTAATTCTGAATAAAGTTTCTAAATAAGTGATAAAGTGATAATTAGGTGGCATTCCAAAATTCCAAGAATCTTTTTTCAATTCAAGTTTTAAATAGTAATCCTTACACACATCACCTTTTAAAAATGGATATTCAATCTTGAATTGGATGAAGTTAAGCCCTTCGTAATTTACAACCAACTTTGTTTTATCAACAAGTAATTCCGCTAACTTATGTCTACCTTTCTCATCCATAAAACAAAGATATAAAAAAACCCCAACTTTTTAAAATTGGGGTAAAAATTAAATACTATGAAAAGTTTATTATTCCAAGAATTTCAATTTATAAATAGTTGAATAAATTAATTCTTGAGCGGTATCTATCTGATTTTGGATAAAACTTTCCTTAACCGATTTTCTTGAACTCTCAATTGTTTTATCTAATTTCTGTAAATATTCAATTGCACTATTAACACTTGAATAGTTATCATAACCATCACATTTGTAATTCTCTATGATTCCATGTTTACCTTGATAAGATTCAACCAAACCGTCAAAGATACCAACAACACCATCATAATAATCATTCAAGGCTTTATGAACCGCAAACGATTTAGTTTGTAAATGATAAATATGTATTTGAGTTCTTGAATGTAATAAACCTGACACTAACGTAGTAAATGAACCACTTCCTTTTCCTTCATTATTCATATCTTTTACTTCATCATTATCTTCTTCCTGTTCGAATATTCTATTATTCAATATCGCTTTTTTACTAAAAATTTTTTCCATTTTAATATGTTTTAATAATAAATATAACACACATAATTATTTACCATATTTTGACCTCAATATTTTACCATCAGAATCAAGTTCATTAACAGTGATTAAATAAGTCTCAGACAATTCCTTATCTGATATAGGATTATCGTTTGTTTGTAACACATACCCTTCAGACAAACAAAACATTTTAGCATTTTCTAATGTCATCCCAATAATGGTTTCAGGTATATTAGTTTTAAATCGTTTTACTTTCATTGAAATAACTTCTTATTTGTTTACCTAAATCCATATCATTAGGTGTTGATTTTACAATTTCCTTGAACTTCTTACGTTCTTCAATAACATAACTCAGTATTTTTTTTAACTCAAGGTCTTTCTCTTCATCAATAAGATACTTCCCCTCAAAATACACATCTAATTTTTTAATTTCATTTTCGTATAACATAGCACTTTATTTTATTTATTTAATTTGAAATTTTTAGTTATGTAATCTTTATCTGACATGACTACATTATCATCTGTTAAATCAATCAGCGGGTAATAGGAATTTAGAATATCATATAACCCATCTACCTCTTTCCAATAAATTGAACCCTCAGACTCAGGTGAATAATCATTATCAACCAAATACTGAACGATTGTATTTTCTGATGTTGTTATAAATCCGTGAGCAAATCCCCTTGGTACTAATAACTCATCACCAGGGAACATAAGGTAATGAAACAAACTCATATACTCAGGTGAGTCTTCACGGATATCCACAATGAAATCAATTATACCACCTGTGATTACTTTAATTAACTTGGCTTGAGCTTTCTCCCCAACTTGGAAGTGTAACCCTCTTAGGGTGTAAGATTGGGGGTTAAAACTGATATTACTCTGTAACCAATCTTTATTAAAAGATTGTAATGATAGTGGAGCGAATGTTCCTCGGTGGTCCACAAACACCGGATTTCTTCTTAACTGAGATTGTTCCATAAAAAAACCTTTATCTAATTATAAGATAAAGGTTCTATATTATCAATTAGTAACTAACTAAAAATCGTCACCAAATTCAAAGTCATCATCATCACCCATTTCTTCATCGTCATCCTCATCACCATAATCTTCATCATCCTCACCTTCACCATTTGTTTCATTCATTAAGAAATCAAATACTTGGTCCATATTGTTTTTTGCTTCAGCGATATGGTCCTGAGCCCAATCGTGACCGTTTTCTAATATCTCACTAATAGTTTCTTCATCAATCTCCAATAACAACTCACATTGTCTTTTAATTTGCTCCAAATTACTAAAGAACATATAACGAGTGTTATCGTGATTTCCACCTTCATTTATATTCCCTTTTAATCTATTAACAAGCGTTTCTAATTGTTTTTCATTTATAATAATTGTTCCCATAATATCTTTTAATTATAAATATATCTAAATAAAAAAAGGGAGACCGAAATCTCCCTTTGGGGCCGCAAAGGCACATCCACCACCTTGTTATACGACACAAGGAAACGTCATTCGTATAGAACAGGTGTTGATTCTTTCACAGTCTCTTGGACCACCTGTTCTATTTTAACTTTACCTTCATTAGAACCATCAAAGAATTTTTTCAAGGAAATGTATGTATATACTATACAAAAACAAATTATACCGAGAATTAATTTCAATACTGATTTCCAAAATTTAAATATCATATAACCCCCAACCCCGACAAGTACTAATGTTGCTAATGTTTCTGAACTCATATCTATTTGTTTTTATACAAATATACTAAAAGTTTATTTATTATTGAGGTTGGGGGTATTTTATTATTTAATATTCAAGAATGTTCCTGTTCCACCCGCAACTGTTGAAGGTAATTGACCATCCCATTTTTCAATTTTCTTATACTCAACATACAAAGGTGTTAACTTTTGTTGTGTTAGTTCCATCGCTCTTGCCTTAGCGGATGCGTTGATGACAGTCTCTGCGGAGTCAGCTTTAGCAACCGCAACTTTACGTTGTCCATCTGCCTGTGCCGCGATTGCCTGTTGTTTAGACGCTTCAGCTTGTTGGATAGCTCTTGTTTTTGCGATGATAGATTCTTGTAATGCCTCAGGAGGTGTAATGTTAGTTCTCAACTGAGATACGTCAAACCATTTAATCAATCGTTTATTACATTCGACAACGATATTAGATTCGAAGTTTTCACGGTGGTTAAAGATACTATCAACTGACCAAGTATTTGCTACGTCATTCACCGCTCCAACGATTGCGTTTTTCAACCATCCTTGTTCAA